GCTTTTCTATCTCCCTCTTGCCGGCTCTTCCTTTAAGAAAGTCTACTATGACGATCTTTTAGAAAGAGCCGTTTCGAAATTTGTACCTGCCGATGATTTAATCGTGCCGTACACTGCAACATCATTAGAGGAAGCAGAAGCAGTTATACATACTGTAAAAGTTTCAGAAAACGATTTAAGAAAACAACAGCTAGCAGGTTTTTACAGAGACATTGAAATTAGTCCTGGTTATTTAGAAGATGATCCTGTTACAAAAAAAGAAAGAGATTTAGAAGGTGTTAAAAAAACAGGAAGAGATGAAACAATATTTCAATTAATCGAGTGTCATGTTAATTTAGATTTAGAAGGTTTTGAAGATAGAGATGAATCAGGAGATACAACAGGAATTAAACTACCTTACCTTGTAACGATTGATACATCTTCAAGAAAAGTTTTAGCAATCAAACGAAACTACAAAGCTGACGATCCCCTTAAAAAAAAGATCCAATACTTTGTCCATTTTAAATTTCTTCCAGGACTTGGATTCTATGGCTTTGGTTTGATTCACATGATTGGCGGTTTGTCTAGAACAGCGACTCAAGCGCTACGTCAATTATTGGATGCGGGTACCCTCTCTAATTTGCCCGCAGGATTTAAACAACGAGGAATTCGTATTTCAGATCAGGCACAATCGATTCAGCCTGGTGAGTTCCGAGATGTTGATGCACCTGGTGGAAACATCAGAGATGCCTTTATGACTCTACCTTTCAAAGAACCATCAGCAACATTATTACAATTGATGGGTATTGTAGTAAACGCAGGTCAAAGGTTTGCTGCTATATCTGATATGAGTGTGGGTGATGGTAACCAAGGTGCTGCGGTTGGTACAACAGTTGCATTACTTGAAAGGGGTTCACGTGTAATGTCTGCCATTCATAAAAGATTATATGTTGGATTAAAACATGAATTTAAATTACTAGCAGATTGTTTCAAAACTTATTTACCTGATGAATATCCTTATGATGTTGTGGGTGCACAAAGAAATATTAAACTACAAGACTTTGATGACAAAGTAGATATTATTCCTGTAGCTGATCCAAATATATTTTCACAAGCGCAAAGAATATCTATTGCACAAACAGAATTACAATTAGCTAATTCAAATCCTGGTATGCATAATTTATACGAAGCATACAAACATATGTACCAAGCAATTGGTGTTAAAGATGTAAACTTAATTTTACCTCCACCACAACCACCTGTACCAACAGATCCTGCTACAGAAAATATTATGGCTATGTCAGGTAAACCTTTCCAAGCATTCCCAGGCCAAGATCATAGAGCCCACATAGATACACACATCGCATTTATGGGAACGAATATGGCTAGAAATAATCCTATGGTTTTAGCTGCCTTAGAAAAAAATATATTCGAGCACATTGCTCTAATGGCACAAGAACAAGTAGAACTAGAGTTTAGAGAAGACATACAACAAATGGCTGCTATTCAGCAGAATCCAATGATGGCTCAGAACCCTGAAACACAAACAATGGTTCAAAACTTAAATATCAAGATGGAAGCTAGAAAAGCTAAACTTGAAGCAGAGATGACTATTGAGTTTATGAAGGAAGAGCAAAGAACAATCGGTGAGTTCGGTAATGATCCTATCGCTAAATTAAGAGCAAGAGAACTTGATCTAAAAGCTATGGATGATCAGAGAAAACGAATTGAAGGTCAAGAACGAATAGATTTAGACCGAATGAAATCTATGATGAACCAAAGACTTCAAGAAGAGAAGATGGAGCAGAACGAAGAATTGGCTGAATTACGAGCAAATACTTCATTAACTAAAACTAAGATGAGTATCGACGGGAAAATAGAAAATGATAGATTCAAACAAAGAGACGTAAGAATCTTGAAAGGTCCTCGTAGATAACCTATAATAGGAGACATTATGAAAAAAAATAAAACTAGTCACGCAGGCATGACTCACGTAGACCATAATATGTTTATTAACAAAGATGGTTTTGCAAAAGGTGGAGTTGAGATTGAAGCAACAAAACCTAATGAGTCTCAAACTGTAGACGTAAAGGGTACTAGAAGAATTAGACCCGAGAAGAAACCTGTAAAGGCAACTTGGTACTAATATGTGGTTATCGGCAATTAGATTAGCCGTTTCTGCTGGTAGTAAAATTTATGCTAATAAGCAGAAGGCCAAGATGGCAATGTCAGAAGCACAGCTCCTGCATGCCGAAAAGCAAGCCCGAGGTGAGGAAGCTTACCAGGGTAAATTATTAGAAGCTCGTCAGTCAGATTGGAAAGACGAGGCAGTTCTCATAATTTTATCAACGCCGGTAGCGGTGTTGGCTTGGGCGGTCGTCAGTGACGATCCAACAGCAATGGACAAGGTGAAGCTTTTCTTTGAGATGTTTTCACAGTTGCCAAGCTGGTTTACTAATTTATGGATACTTGTAGTTGCAAGTATTTATGGTATAAAGGGAACACAAATTTTCCGTAATGGAAAAAAATAAGGAGATATAAAAATGGCGAACCCAAGATATAACACACAGGTTACAAACCAAAGAGGTGGTTCAGCGAGAGTTGGAAAAATGGGTGGTGGCATGATGATGCAACGACCTATGTACAAAGCAGGCGGAAGAACTAAAAAAATGTCTGAAGCCCAAAAACAAGCCGCTAAAAAAACAGGAGCAAAAGTTAAAAAAATTGCCAAAAAAGTTGGTAAAGGTATGATGGCTGCAACGCCCGCTGGTGTTGCTGCATTAGCTGCTAAAAAATTCAGAGAATCTAAAAAAGCAGGCGGAAGAATTGCAGGCGCTGCTAGAAGAGCACAACAACACGGATACTATACACCTGACATGGGTATGAAAGGTGGAAAGATGTATGCTAAAGGTGGAAAAGTTTCTGGTAAGAAAAAAGTAATTGCAGTTGGTAGAGGTAAAGCAAAAGACTATCCTGGAATTAAAAAAATTATGGAAATGAATAAGAAGGGTAAGAAAAGATTTAAAGACGGTGGTTCAGCTTTAAAACCTGTAGATAAAAGTAAAAACCCTGGTCTAGCAAAGTTACCAACTCAAGTTAGAAATAAAATGGGTTACATGAGAGATGGTGGTATGGCTAGAAAAAGAAGCGGAGTAGCAAAGAATACTAGAAGAATGAATCGTCTTGAAGAACTTGGTAGAGTTGATGCTGAAAGAGCAAGAACTCGAAAAGGTAAAAGAAATCTTAGAGATGAGAAAAAAAGAATAGTTAGGGAACTTAAAAGATAATGGCTGAAAAGAAAAAAGCAGGTAGAATCAGAAAAGGAATTGATAAGATTCGAAAAAAAATTGCACCGACTTTCGGGGAGCAATTTGCTAAAGCTAGAAAAGAAGGTAAGAAAGAGTTCAAGTCAACTAGAGATGATACCAAGAAAGGTAAACTAAGATACTCTACAATGACCAAAAAAGAAGTTGCTAAAAAAATTGCAGCTGGAAAAAGAGACGATGCAAAAGTTCAACCTAACGCACCTAAAAAACAAGGCACTTATGAAAAAGCAACAGGCACTAAATTAAGCGCTAAAGGAAAAGCTTTTAGAGATGCTAGAAAAGCAGGTAAAAAAGAATTTACTTTTGAAGGTAAAAAATACACTACTAGATTAAAAGGTGAAAAAGAAAAGAAACCTTTAATTACAGGTAAAGGATTTTTTGGTAAAAAAATTAATATTTCTAAACCTGAACTTTCAGGAAAAACTTCTAAAAAAATTAAAAAAGCTGTAAGAGGAGATACTACCGGTTTTGATATTCAAGGTGCTAGAAAAGGTGGCTTGATTAGAGGTATCCCTAAACTAGCTAGAAAAGGATTCTAATATGGCTAAGCTTTGTCCAAAAGGTAAGGCTGCCGCGAAGCGTAAATTTAAAATTTATCCCTCAGCATATGCTAACATGTACGCTTCAGCAGTATGTTCAGGTAAAGTTACACCAG